ACTGATGAACCTGAATTTAATGAAATCTTGTTACCTTCAGTTCCAGCATTAAAAGAAGCACCAATACCTTCTGTTTGATTTACATTACCAGTAACATTTACACCGATTATTCTTATATTATTATGATTACCTCCATTAACTAGAATTCCTCTACCCTGAGTTCCTTGTCCTTTTACTGATGTGTCACCTCCAATTCTTCCACCTCCAATGTAAACATCATCTACGTTCTCCCCTATGAAAATACCATGTCTAGTTCCAGAACTATTAGAACTATTACCACAGATAATAGGATTAACAATACTGACATTACCACCATCTTCACTATCAATTAATATTCCATGCCCCCTATTACCTCTCACATTACAGTTAGTAATATTGACTGAACCATCTAAAGTTGAAGCAAGTTGAATTCCATGACTATTAGATGATGGAGTGCCATTAGTAGATGAGAAGCAATTATCTAGTGTAATAAAGTTACCTTGATTAGCATTACCTCCACTATCAAGCAAGAATCCAGCTTGACCAGATGCTCTTTCAGCCTCAGCGTTCTGGAAGTATAAAAATTCACCTTTCCAACTATTATCTACGTAATAAGAACGATTTAGTCTAATAAAGGAACAGTTTGTTATAAAAATTGTATTAGAAAAACCTTTAATATGAATTCCATCAACTTGATCATTAAATTCATCAAAACCTGTTCCTGTGCCTTTGTATCCATCACCAATACAATTTTCAATACGAATCTGATCTAATCTTTCACCAGTTGCTGGATCGGTGGAATCATCATAGTTATTATCATCCATAGTTATGAAAGCTCCAGATCCTGTATCTAGAGGAGGATTCCTAAATCTGCAACCTCTAATTATGGTGTCACTTAAACCATTCAAGTTAATACAATTTTTTATACCATGAAAAACTAAATTCTCGAATAGATAACCCTGACAACCATCATTTGCAGTAACAGTAATAGCACCAGTACCACCAGCTATGCCAGCATTTCCACCATTTTGATTTGCAGCACCACCCTTAAATGTAATTCCTACAAAGTGAATTGCACGAGAATTTGTTATATTAAAGAACTCATTATTAGCATCCTTTCTTAGTACAGTTCCACCACTATCATTATTACCACCAAAATTTTGATGACCAGAACCTACGAAACGTATTGAATTATTACTATTACCAAGTGAAATTGTACCACTAAGATAGAACATTCCACCAGGGAAGAATATTGTTCCACCATCAGTTCCTAGTGCAGAAATCGCATCATTGATTGCATCAAGGTTTGTAGAACCAGAAGTTGAACTTGCATCAAGTCCATAGTCAGCAGCATTAACAAATCCTTCTCCAACACCTGTATTTTTCAATTCTAGTGCGTTACCAGCAGAGTTGACTCTTAAATATTTTCTCGCAGTGAATGAACCAGGTGTATCAGATAATCCTGTAAATGTAGAACTACCTCCTCCACCTCCAGCAGCACCTTGAGCACCTTGAGCACCTGTGCCTGTTGCACCTTGAGCACCTTGAGCACCAGCAGCACCCTGTGCACCAGCAGCACCTTGTGCACCAGCACCTCCTCCACCACTACCTAGTGTTGTCCATCCTGATCCATTGTAAACTTGAACGGCTTTTGTACCAGTGGTTTTGTTGTAGAACATTGCACCTTCTTTCACACCATTAAAGAGATTTCTTTCTGATGTCTCTGCTACAGGAGGATACATGTACTGTCTTCCTATCTGAGTCTGTAGAAGAACCACATCATCATGTTGTCTACCAGCATTTCTAAAATCAACAGCAGCTCCACATTGTGTAGTTCCAACTCCAACTCCTCCAAAAATAGCCATTCCATGTCTCACATCAAGTTTATTAACCACACTACTATCAAAACATCTATCAGTTCCTATCGCTACAGTATTGCTGCGATCAACATTTAATCCGAATTGTCTATTTTCAAATGTATTATGTCCGAAATTCGCTCCTGCTGTGAGTGAACCAGCAATTGACACATTATTACCAATAGTTGTAAGACCAGTAACATTTAGTCCATTATTGATATCTAAATTTTGAACAAGTGAGTGTCCTGTGGTAACATTTAAGTTCAACCCTGCGAGATCAGTGTCAGTTAAATCATAACTGCCTTCAACTTCGATATCGCCCTTTATAGTTGTTTTACCAATTACATTAAGAGTGCCACCAACAAATGAATCAGTTGAGACTGTGCTAGTTCCAACAACATGAAGTGTGTTGAATGGATCTGTACGCCCAATAGCCAACGAGCCATCAGAAGTTAGAGTCATCAGTTGACTTGTGTTCTTTCCTCTAAACCAATTAAACTGTCCAGTTCCAATCCCTGCTGCCCCTGCATGAAGATAATTATTAACACTACCAACAGTATAGTTTATAAAATCTAATGAATTTGAATCACTGTTTGGATATCCACCTAGTGTGTTTGCGAATTTTATCTCACTCGCAGTTCCTTGCTGGTCGATACCTCTACTCAAAGTTATAACACTTTGGTCAGTGTCACTAGAAATTTGAATAGAAGATATACCTGCCTTCTTCACATGAATATTAGATTGTGGTGATGTGGTTCCGACACCAATCGGGTCTGTAGGTGCGATAAGTAATCCAGTAACAGTCAGTATTCCTATCTGTGCATTATCTGATGTAAATGACCCAAAACTTAAATCTAGTCCATCTACCAAATCTCGTGCAGTTGTTGCGAAACCTACAACATCCCCAAGAACATTACCCTTAAATTGTGATGCTGTTAAAATACCAGAAAAATCATACCCTGCCTGTAAGTATGCGTTTGATACTATACCTGATTTAATGTTACTAGCGTTCAGTGCTGTTATATCAGAACCCTCTCCCTTTAACACCCCTGCTGTAACAATACCAGTTACAACCATATTACCAGAGGAGTTAATACCTACACCATTTTGGAAGTTAGTTAAATCAGAATTACCACCAATTTGTAGGGTAAAACTAGGATTTGTGGTAGCGATACCAACGAACCCTTCATTGTATATACTTGTGTAACCTAAACCAGGATCATAGTCTTTCCACTGTGATGTTGGTATGTTGAGAAGTTGACCTCCATCACCCCTAAATGACGTTGCACTTATTATTCCACTAGATGCGTATGCTGTTATTGCAGCACCCACATGAACATTACTACTAAACGTAGATACTCCTACAGATTCTAATCCACCAGATATATACCCACCAATCGCTGTTACAACTCCTACCGATTTTATATTCCCTCGTACATCAAGAGTTTCACCTGGAACTGTAGTCCCCAAGCCCACATTGCCGACACTATTAACAAGTAGATTATCCTCATCCACTTGTACACCGCTTCTTAAATTAAATGACTTTCTAATATTTGCCATTCTGTAGATACATTTTTAGTTATTTATCATAATTAAGTTATGATGTTTTTATAAAAAATCCTATAGCACCACCATTTAAATTTACATCATATTCTTTTGGATATACAACTTCTGAGTAATCAAATCTTTTAAGTTGTTTACCATTAACCGAAGGATTACCATCAAAACAGACAATAAAACATTTAGACGAAACAGGATCAGGTTTATCATAGATACTTTTTAAATCTAATTTCGTTTCATCAGACCCCAACAATCTCCCTTCCCAAGAATCTTGATTAATATTATTAAATCCAATTAAATAAAACTCTTCATCAGATTTAAAGATAACATCATCATTTACATAATCTTTAATATCATAAAATTTACCCTGATTTAAATCTAGATAATCAGTCTTAAACATTTTACCTATCTTACCATTACCTTTTACAACATAAAGGAATATAGATTGAAATGTATCAAAGTCTTCAGCTAGCACATATCCACTGTCTCCAATATTAATACATAATCCAAACTCACCGCAATTTCTAAATCTTCGTTTACAAGTAGGTGTTTTCATAATTCAATCTGGTTAAGGTCAGAGGTGGAGTTAGATGATGTAGATACTAATTTATCCACAAAATCATCTAAATTGACTGAGGAGAAATCATCCTCATGATATGCATCTTGATGCTCAGGTATACTTGGTTCTTGAGACAACTGATTGATGATACAAATCAGTCCTTGATTTTTAATACTATCTATTAAAGCACCTGTGCTAGTAAAATCAAGATTCCAATATGATACATTGAAAGCTTGATATTCATCAATTGGTTTATCTGAGGCACTCAAACAAAATTTTATTATCATTGATTCATTATTTGAATCATTTGAAATCACTTTGAATAATATATCTGGGTAATTCATGTTGGATTTACTGACGTTATGGTTCTCCCTGTAATTGATCCACCACCTGTAACTGAGGGTGCTGATCCTTGATTAGTTATAATAGCAAAACCATTGCTTCCTCCAATTCCACCTGCTGCTGCACCACTTGGTTGTGCTCCGTCATTTGCTTTTATGTTATTTGCACCACCAGGTTGATTAACTCCACCGCTATTCCCACCGTTTCCTGCTTCAGTTCCACCAAGACCACCTGGTGACACGTTACTTAAATTTCCACTTGCACCACCAGATCCAGAACTTCCACCACCTACCTGCAATGGTGATTGCACACCGCCAGCAAGTCCTGCGGGCATACCAGCACCACCACCTCCACCACCACCAGAGGATCCATTGGTTACAGAAGGAGATTTTTTACCACCACCTGTGGTTCTAGTGTTTCCACCTCCACCTCCACCTCCACCGTATCCTGACTGAATAACTCCTAAATTATTGATTGTGCATGGATATTGAATACCTAACGCACTACTTCCTGTTTGTCCATTTGTACCTGCAGTCTCATTTGCACTTCCACCAGAACCACCATCACCACCAGAACCATATAGTTTACCAGACGTTCCAATCTCAATCTTAAGTTGTGTGCCTGAATCCCAGAAACCAGTTTTTAATGCAACGTGAGTTTGAGTTCCTTTTGCAGACATAATAGTAGCGTTAACATTGATAGTAACTTTATCGTTTATAGTGTTTGGTGCTGATTTCTTAGTGGTTTTAGTTGACCCTACAATATGCACATTTCCACTAGTCCATCTTTGCTTTGCATCCTGTCTAGAAGTATTATTAACTGATGGTGAGTATAAATCAACAATTTGATTTAATCTAGCGTTATAAAAATCACTGAATCGTATTTCTCCTGTCTGTGGAATATCTGCGTTTGCACTTGGTCCACAAGTATCGGAATCCAATGGTAAATTAGTAAGAGTTCCAACACTTTCTGATATTCTATATTCCCCTATACCACCATTGAGTGGAGTGCCGAACTCAGCGATTATGTCGCTGTAACTAATTGTTCCAGATGATTGTAAAGCCATTAACCCTCCAGAGTTTTAACTCTTGCTTCTAGTTCTTTAATTGCTTCAATAAGTAATGGAACTAATCTTTCGTATCTAACCGCCATAGTTCCATCCTCTCTAGTGGTAGTTATGCCTGGTAATCCTAAAGCATCTACTTGTTGAGCGATCACACCAGTATCAGATTCACCAACAGTTGTTAAGTGGTCAGTATCATTATATTTCTCTGCTTTCCAATCATAAGTATATCCAGTTAACAATCCAACTTTAGTCAATGCATTTGGTATAGCAACAAGATTTTCTTTTAAATTTTCATCAGATGATGCAAAGGCAATGATGTCTGCGTTGACCGCAGTTATTGATCCATTCACTGTGAGAGAACTACCTATAATTACAATATCGTCTAATGTTGTGGTTCCACCAGCAGAATCAATAACAAGATTACCTGTCTTAGTATCAATTTCATTATCATTAGTAGTACCTATTTGAATATTACCAAATGTACCTCCAGACGATACGATTGAACCACCTCCGCCTGGTGATTGAATACTACCATCTAAAACTATATCACTTTTGATGGTTACAACGCCAACGACACTTACACCACCACCAACAAAGAAATCATTCTGACATGTAACAACTCCAACAAATGTAGAAGGACCTGTAACACTAAGTCCACCACCAACATTAAGGTTTTTCTCGATACCAACACCACCCTCAACAATGAGTGATCCAGTATCCTTATCGGTTGAGTCAGTCGTGTTAGTAATCTCTACAACATTGTTTATCTTCGTTAGACCATTGATGGTTGTCTTATCATTGATCTTAACCTCTTTATCAAAGTTCACAGGACCATCGAACTCTGAAAGAATTGTCTTAGACTTACCACCCTCAACAAGCACTCTTTCTTTGACGATCACTTCATCAAATACAACACTTAATCTAGCAGGGTCTTGTCCTGTAATTGTTGGAACTGGTATGTCGAATGTTTCTTCCTTACCAGTAGACGAATTAATTAATTTGTTACCGATATAGAAGTCACCATCATTATTCATACCTGTGTAAACAACGATACCACCAGATGTTTCCTGTGCTTGTGATAAGAATTCTTCCTCTCTTGAAAGTGTCTTGACTTGAACCTGTGGTAAACCAGTTGAATAGTTACCTGGACCATATCCAAGATATTCAAATGTATGACCTGATGCTCTGATGTAGGAGGGTCTATGGAATTGAATCGCTCTCGGTAATATTTTCTTGATTAATGCTCCACCAGCATGATTTTCCTTAAGTGTTCCTAACGCACCACGAATAACTGTAATTTCATTATTACCAGATCCAGTAAGTGTGCTACTTGTAACACGCATTATCTCACTATCAATTTGGAAGTATGATCCTAATTCAAATCTTTGAGTAGTTGATATTCCTGCATTTGGTACTGATACATGAATCGTAGTATCATTTGTAATGTTTGAATCAAGAGTCATTCTCTCATTTCCAAAGAATGAAAGTCCCCTTGCACCTAAGTTCTCACCCGTGATATCTGATGCTCTATCGTTAGCAGACATTCCATGCTTCAACAAGAAAGCACCTGATAACGCTGCATCAGTCTTAGCAACAACAGTTGTAGTTGTAATACCTGTTACAACAAAGTCTCCCTTGTTGATGTTAGATGAATCGTGAACTCTAAAACTATTACCAGTTACAAATCCATGAGGTGAATTTGTGGTGAATGTTGTAATGCCTGTGACTGTATCAAATGTTGATGATGAAACTATAAGTTCATGTCCTACATTTAATAAGTATTCACCTGCCTGTATATCATCAGATGCTGTGATTGCAATCGCAACTTGATTTGTTGCTGGTACGCCAGATATTCTATAATATCCACCAGTAGCAGTTGTAAGACCAGTGATTTGAACTGTATTACCTAAGACTGTTGATATACCAACTGTGCTAGTAGTTACTTTCGCACCAGATCCACCAGTGAATGTATTGTCTAAATCAAGTGTTTCACCACCAGCGTATCCAGATCCACCAGCAGTAACATCTACCTGTGTTACTTGATTGCCTGATACTACAACTGTAGCGGTTGCACCATCCCATGTTGTGCCACCTGTATTGAATAACTTAACATTGTAGTAAGTTCCGTTTGTTAAACCAGATCCACCAGCAGATATGGAACAAGTGACGATACCACTTAGATTATGTTGTCTATCAAAAGTAAGAGTTGCTGTACCAGCATTCTGTGATGAGAATGAAGTTGTAACTCCTGTAATTGGTAAACCTATGTGTAAATCTTTCAGTATACTATCAGCAGTTTCTCTTGTAATACTATTTTTAAGATCATTAGTAACAACACTACCAACTGGTGATCTTCTTGCGAAAGATTTTGATGCAGATGGGTTAGATTCAACATTGTCACGATCTAATTGTGGATAAAGATCATCAACATTTTGACTATATTTGTCTGCTAGATATTCCTCTGTGACTTGATTATCAGCATTTAGAACATATAAATGATAAACTCCATCGGATATGTCTTTTTCATATTCTTGAATCGTATCATTTCTATAAACATAATAATTTGCCTGTAAATCATTTCTTTCAAATCTTGGTAAAGTGGTTGTTCTATTACTAGTATCGTTTGTAAAGAATCCAACACTATGAGTCACACCATCTACATCAGTAGTAGAATATCTAAATGTTTTATCATCTGCAACTGAAGTGACTAAAAATGTACCATTATATCCTTGATCTACTGTGGCTGATGTATTAGTTGTACTACTTACATTCTTAATTATTATCTGATCACCCACATCTAAATCGTGAGGTAACTCAGTGATTGCTGTAACAACATTAGATGCCTCTGTACATGTGCTAATAAATCTATGATTTCTCTTATAATCATAATCAGAGTTACTAATTGTTGTTAATGTGAAATCAGCATTAGTTCTAGCAGCTGTAGATCCAGATTCTTGTATGATGAATCCCTCTTCTGGATTTTTAGCATTATCAAATTCTTTTGGAACTACGACTCTAAGCTTATAGAGTTTTTCATCAATACTTCTCGCATCCTCATTTCTTTTGAAGAATGAAACATTAGTTCTTGATCCAAAGGATGAGACTCCTCCTGTGACTAATGCGTTGTATATACCACTTCCACCACCAACTGTTCCATTACCATCAGTATGAATATACCAGTTACTATTTGTTGTATCAAACTGTATTGGTGAACCCACGTCACCAGCATCCTTTTCAGATACTCTACTTAATATTTTTAGGTTTGTTCCACCATATACTGTTATCGCTGTTCCATTTTCAGCGTTAGTTAATGATGATGCTAGTTTTATCGCTGTTGCATTAACTTTAATAACAAAATATGTTTGATGAGCATTTATGTTTTCTGGAAGATCTCCATCATCACTATTAATTTTAACTTTCTCACCTGTTAACATTCCATGGTTTGTAAGAAAATTAAATTGTGAACTAAGAGTTATATTAGCGACCTCTAATACCTTCTGTGAACTTGTTGTTCCGTAAACTGCACCGCTAGATGGATCTGTATCCACCATCAAAATATTAGCAGAGTAAGTTGTACCAGAATTTATGATATTCAACTTATCATTTAATTTAGCACCAACTCTATATCCTTGAATTATGACTGGAGGTTTTATATCTTTATCATTAAATCCAAAGAGATATAGATGACTTGAAATACCCACAGATGTTGTAAGTCCAACGTCTAGTGAAATCCAATCGACATCTTCTTCTGTAGATGTAATTGCTTTTGGTGTGATTATATTTGTAATAAATGCCTTATCATCTTTAGAAAATGCTTCTTTTTTGAATCCCTCAGAAGCAAGAGATAATTGTCCAAAGTTAGAGTTTGAGTTTGTAACACTATAGTCGGCACCAGCATTACATTCAAAATGTCTAGCATATCCAATCGCAAAAACTGATACAATCTGTAAGAAGGCATCATTACTTGCCTTTATGTGTACAGTTTCCCATCCCTCTCTATATCTGGCGTTGGAGTCTAGATGATATACTTGTGATGTATTAGTTGCCGAAGATCCGTTTGCAAGTGCAGATCCTGTGACCTTAGTTATACCTATACCTTCGTATATTCTAGATGACTTATTGTAACTTACAAAAGCACGATCATCTTTCTGTAGTGATATTCCAGTAAACTGAGCGACCACCATTGATCTAAATCCAGTCGCCTTTTTACCATCAGCATGCATACCATTCATTCCGAAAACTGATCTTAACGAACAGTTAAAGATATATGGTGACGCACCTGTGACTGTATCAGTCTCTATTGTAACTGTAGCAGCAGAGGAACTAGGCGAAGCAGGTAAATTAGTTCTAACAAAAGGTAGTAAGTATGTGAACTCAGTTGTGCTTGTTACATTTTGAACTTTTGTTGATACATTGTAATCATCAACACCAACACCTTTAATTTTAATTGGTGTACCAGCGTTAAGACTATGAGGGTTTGTAGTCGTTACTGTAATTATTGAACCTGGTGTAAATCCATCACCAGAAATTATGTTTGAGATATTGATTGGATCAGCAGCGAATGCACCAACAATCTCAAATTCAGGTCTTTGTGGAGAGAATCCAGTATCACTAGCTGGATATCTATCTGTTGTCTCAATGACTCTATCAGTAGAGTTGAAAGCATTTGATAACTTAGCATAATACATCGCTAAGTCACTGATAGTATATCCAGACGGGATATTCACACCATCAGCATACTCAAAACATGTGAGTTTATGGTGTGAAAATATAGGTCTTGATTGATTATTAGATGAAAAATCTGTAGAGTCAGTATATACTAAACCAGTGTCATCTCCATCAAATATGGAAAACTGCCAGAAGTAACAAGTACCAGTAACTCTGAATATCGCTGAATTACCTACGTTTATATCAGTAGGGTTTGGAACATACTTAGGTCTTATCTTTGTTTTTCTTAAATCTAATCCAACAAGTGATGTACCTCTTGGAATAATAACACCACCATTTATACTGTTGAATTTATGTAAAATATTATCTGCTTGTGTTAAATCAAATATTGAACTGGAAGTTAGAGAAAATTCAGTTGTAGCATTTGTTTCTGCACCACTTTGTGAGACTGCTTTCGCTGCAGTACCACTTGCTTTGATTGCATAACCAGGTCTATTATCAATTATATGCTCGCCAGGATATAGTAATATTGTTGTCTTTTCTACTGTATCATTATTGTTTCCCTTCAAGTAGGAGAATCTAGCAGCCTCTACGAGTGCTCTTTGAACAGTTTTAAAGGGAGTAGTAAGTGAATTACCCTGATTTTCAATCGCATCAGTTGAATCAAGGTCACTTGGGTTAACATAAAGAATACGCCCTTCAGTATTCTTTATAAAGTTCTCTAACTTATTAAGGGGCATTGTCTTATGATTGCCAATATATTATTCTATGATCTATTTAGTTAGTCAGGAATCAGTCTTCTGTAGTCTTTATATCAGTATATTCTACAATTCTTGGATCTGCAGATTTGTTAATCAATTCTAGAACATCCATAAACTGTTGACTGGTATCACACTTAACTTTTCTTCTCTGCCCATCATCCATATACAACATGAATGTCTTTTTGCAAACATCTATTGTTATGTTCTCTAAAAATTCGTCTGAATAACTCATAGAATAATTATAGTTGAATTTATTTAGATAGTCAAACATTGATGTCTTCAACATAGTACCATGTGACCGCCACTCTCTTAGTTCCTTTAGTGACCATTGTTCCACAATGCGGAAAACACCAATTTGATGGAAAAATAAGGGCATGACCGATTGGTGGTTTATATTTTTTATCAACAAATTTAGTGTGACCTCCTTCAAAATCATCTGTAAGATATAAAATTATAGAGATTTTTCTATGATATTCTTTTGAATTAGGTGCTGGAGATGCATCAATATGATAATTATATTTTTGATTACTTACATATTCCAATACTTGAATAAATTCACGATGTGATTTTGTCATGAAACCACCAGGAACTGGATACCCATCAAATGTAGGATGAATTTTTATCAGTCTCTGATGATACTCCAACAGAGCATTATTCATTCCTTTATGTATTACTTTGGATGCCTCTTCATCATCAAGTAAATAACATCCAGAGCTTGATCTAATATTTGGATCTACTCTAGGTTCACCAGTTTCGCCATCATCAAAACCAATTGAACTAACTGTAAATTGTTTTTTGTCTAATTCTGTATTTACAAAATCCACCTCTTCAGGAGTGAGAACCTGAATGGTTTGCACTAAATCATACATTACGATAATAATTTTTTGTCGTTTTGTTCTTCAATAATTTTCATCTCGATTGTTTGAGATATTCTATTCAGTGTTTCATTTCTAAATGATTCTACAGCAGCACCAGTTTGTCGTTGTTGTTGAGAATTTTCAATTAATAATGTTGGTATCCAATTTACTGCACACCCCCATTCATCTATCTCCTGACCAGTTTGAGGATGAGTTCCTCTAATTTGAGTAAACCAAGAGCATTTTAATCCTATACAATCCTCACCTATGAGTGGGCAAAATTTTCCTTGTTCAAGTTTCATAATTAATTCTTCTGAGCTATTATAACATCTGTATACGCAACATTCAAGTTAAAGCTAGGATGTGTTAATCCGTGGTTGTGAGCTTGACCTCCACCAGTATCACTCATAGTAAAAATGGTAGCAGGATAACCACCTGGTCCTCCATATCCAATGGTAATCTGACCAGTGGCGGGAAAGAGAGCACTATTAGTAACACTTGTATCGTGTTGGTGTGCTGGCATTTGAGCGACAGTTAAAGTGTGGTTCTGAACTATACCACCACTAGTGGTTACTGTGCTGTTCAATGCACTTGTGAAATTAGTAGCTCCACCAGATCCCACATTTCCAGTAACAATTCTAAGAGCACGATTATCAACTCCAGTTGTCACTTTTGTCCATCCGCTTGGTGCTGAAGTTTGTTGGAATAACATTCTTGTTCCAGAAGTAAATACAGTTCCTGTAGTCCCTGTATTACCCTGATGTCCTTGAGCACCTGTTGCTCCCGTTGCACCTTGAGCACCAGTAGTAGCATTTCCTGCTGCACCTTGTGCACCTGCAGCACCCTGTGCACCAGTTCCACCTCCTGCACCAGAAGCACCTTGAGCACCAGCAGCACCTTGTGCACCAGTTCCACCACCTGCACCACCCTGTCCTTGATGACCTTGTGCACCTTGTGCTCCTGTTGATCCACCAGCACCAGTAGCACCCTGAGCACCAGTGGATCCTGTTGATCCTCCCGAACCCGTAGCACCTTGAGCACCTTGAGCACCTGTAGCACCTTGAGCACCAGTAGCACCAACGTTACCATTTGCACCTTGATGACCCTGATGACCTTGAGCACCTTGTGCACCAGTAGCACCCTGAGCACCAGTGGCTCCCTGAGCACCAGCAGCACCTTGAGCACCAGTAGATCCAGTCGCACCTTGAGCACCCTGAGCACCAGCAGCACCTTGAGCACCAGCAGCACCCTGAGCACCAGCAGCACCTTGTGCACCAGCAGCACCTTGAGCACCTTGACCTGCATTTGTTCCAGATTGTCCTTGATTACCCTGAGAACCTTGAGCACCAGCAGCACCTTGAGCACCATTTGTACCAGCAGCACCTTGAGCACCAGCAGCACCTTGAGCACCTTGAGCACCCACATTTCCTGTTGCACCTTGAGCTCCAGTTGGTCCAATAGCACCCTGAGCACCCTGAGCACCAGTGGCACCTTGTGCCCCTCTAACTCCAGTGTTTATTGATACCCATTGACTACTATTTCCATCATTATAATAAACTAATAATACAGCATCATCTGTATCCCACCATAAGTCTCCTTCATTAGGACTAGGTGGTGCACCTGTTGATGTTGTAATACTTCCTACACCAATATTACCTTGAGTTCCTTGTGCACCTTGTGCACCTGTAGCACCTTGAGCACCTGTAGCACCTTGAGCACCAGCACCTGTAGGACCTGTGGGTCCAGTTGGTCCAGTTGCCCCTTGAACACCTTGAGCACCTGCAACTCCCTGTGCTCCTGCTCCTGTTGCACCTTGAGGTCCAGTCTGTCCAGTATTACCCTGTGCTCCTATAACTGCTGTTCGACTTACTTTTCTCCAAGATGATCCATTCCAAACCCATACATTACCAAATGCAGAGAATTGTTGATTTACACTAGGATTGGATGGAAAATCTATACCAGTCATAAATTTATTTATTACGAAGGTTTAGATGGCCAAGTTACTGATGTTAAATCCAAATCGTAATTTGAGTCCAAACTTGGTGATGCAGTTGCAGGTAAATCTCTTAATTCCTGACGATATGTCTGCCATGCTGTTTTTATAGAATTAGGAACGTCTGCACCCTGTGTCCAATCACACTCTAAGAGAAGACGAAATCTCTCCTCCCTCAATAATCTCATTGGTTCTGCTGCATCAAGTTCAGAAATCTTATTATTGATTTCTGTTTCTGTTGGTTTTGTTTGACCACTATCTAACCATTCTATACCAGAGTAAACATCACCAAGAGCAGTCCATTCTGCATCTGGTCTAAGTATTGATAGTGCGTCTACGGCTGTGTATTTCATTTGTTTTTATGATCTTAGTTCTATTGCCACAATAGAGGCATGTCTTATTTGTACTCCACTACTGCCAGATCCAGTAGTATAGTTGACCGCTAAATTGTAAGTCCTATTACTGGTATTTCCAGCAGCATCATAGGCAATTAATTTAAATTGGTTAACAGAATCATTAAAACTTATTAGATTAGTCCTTACGATCTCAGATTCTCGTAAATCTCCACCACCTGTAAGTCTCGCTCTAGCATGCACATTATTATTCTGATTACCTAATCTTCTTAATGAAAAAGAAGCCATTACCACGACTCTATTGTTTGAATTAGAAGGTGTGAGGGAACATGAAATATGAGTACCAAAATTACCACCCTGATAAGAAGTACCACTATAACTTACAGTACCATAATTGTGTGCAAAACCTGCAGTTGTGCCTGAAGGTCCTGTAGGTCCTGTAGGTCCTGTTCCACCACCTGATCCTGGAGCACCTTGAGAACCTGTAGGTCCTGTTGCTCCTTGAGCACCAGTGGAACCTGATCCAGTCGCACCCTGAGCACCTTGAGCACCTTGAGCACCAGTTCCACCACCAGATCCTGAAGCACCCTGAGCACCTGTAGCACCCTGAGCACCAGTTCCACCACCTGATCCAGTATTACCTTGATGACCTTGAGCACCTTGAGCACCAGTTCCACCACCAGATCCACTATTACCTTGATGACCTTGAGCACCTTGAGCACCAGTTCCACCACCTGCTCCTGAAGCACCTTGAGCACCTGTAGCACCCTGAGCACCTGTTGTTGCATTACCAGGAACACCCTGATGTCCTTGTGCACCCTGAGCACCTGAACCTGTTGCACCCTGAGAACCAGCAGAACCTTGTGCACCTCCTGCTCCTGTAGCACCTTGAGCACCTGTTGCACCTTGAGCACCTTGAGCACCAGTAGCACCAACGTTACCATTTGCACCTTGATGACCTTGAGCACCTTGAGCACCTTGAGCACCAGTAGCACCTTGAGCACCAGTAGCACCTTGAGCACCATTTGCACCTTGAGCACCAGCAGCACCAGTAGCACCTTGAGCACCTTGTGCACCAGTAGCACCTTGAGCACCAGTGGCACCTTGATGACCTTGAGCACCTTGAGCACCAGTTCCACCACCTGCTCCTGAAGCACCCTGAGCACCAGTGGCACCTTGTGCACCCTGAGCACCAGTTCCACCACCAGGTCCTGTAGCACCCTGAGCACCTGTTGCACCTTGAGCACCTGCAGCACCTTGAGCACCTGCAGGTCCTGCATTACCTTGATGACCTTGAGCACCTTGAGCACCAGATGGACCACTACTCGCTGATACCCAATTTAATTGTGTACCAGTAGAACTTAATACTTGCCCTGAAGTGCCTAATTCTCCATCTTTATCTTTTATTCCACCCTGAACATCTAAATCATCATAAAACGTTGAAATTCCACTTGAAGTAAGATGTTTAAATTCTGCTATATTACTATGAATTGATGATCCTGAACCAACAATTACTGAATCATTACTTATAACAACAGAGGTAGTTCCTACGGTAAGAATACCAGTTATACGAGCATTGCCATCAACGACTAATTTATCAGTAGCATTTGTAGTTCCAATACCAACATTAGTTAACGTATGAATACCTACGCCTTCAGCTACCCAATATGAACTTCCCTGATGCCCTTGATGTCCTTGTGCACCTTGAGCACCAACTGCTGAACTTCTTCTCCAACTTGTACCATCCCATGTCCATGTGATTCCATTCGCAGTGTAATTATCACCGTTATTTGGACTATTTGGAAAATCGAATGCAGCCATGATCTATACTATGATACCTCTTCCATAGTAAGTTTATACTTTTTATTATTTTTATTATTTACAACATACAAGTGCTCAGAACCCTCCACAAATGTCCAGTCTCCTTGTGTACTATCTATTGAATTATTTTCATCAGTAGATATTCTCAATGATCCATAACAAATTGTTGTGTCTCCACCTTGAATAGTTGTTGCCATAATCTTTTTACCTATTTATTTTAAGTTTTCATAATATAACAAAGTGCATAAAATGGTGGTATGTTTCTATCAGTTCCTGCACTACCTTCGTTATTGATACTTATTCCAGTTGAGTTTGTTGATATTCTTCCAGTAATACCTGGAGTCACTGGTGTATTACCACTTCTTGGAGTAGTAGCACCTGATGATCCTCCAAAAGCACCGTGATTATATAATAGATTATGGGTGTGACCATTATCAGTAATAGTATGGTTGTGTTGAACAACAATAGTATCTGTATAACCTCCTTGAGCACCAACATTTTGACCAGTTCTTGCAACATCAGGATTATCACCTGAACCCATAACAAATCTTTGCCTTAAATCTGGAGTGTTATTTGTACCATCACATAATACCCAACCACTTGGAATCGCATTTGCTGCACCAGACCATATGATGATACCACCTGAAGGAACTGAATAGGTGGATAAACCACCCTGTGCTCCCGTATTACCTGTGTTACCTTGATGACCTTGATGTCCTTGTGCACCTTGAGCACCAGTGGTAGCATTTCCTGCAGCTCCTTGAGCACCAGTAGCACCTTGAGCACCAGTTCCACCACCAGATCCTGAAGCACCCTGAGCACCAGTAGCACCTTGAGCACCAGTTCCACCACCAGATCCTGAAGCACCCTGAGCACCAGTAGCACCTTGTGCACCTGTAGATCCTCCTGAACCACCAGCACCTTGATGACCTTGAGCACCTTGAGCACCTGTTGCTCCAGTAGCACCTTGAGCACCAGTCGGTCCTACATCACTGATTGATATAGTTCCAACCATACCAGAATGACCAGATGTGCAAGCATAATATAAAGTGCTTGGTGCATTATATGGAACTGCAAATGTTATAGTTCCTGTCGCTGCTCTAGCATTTGTAATTCCTGTTGTGTATTCATTACTAGAATTCCATGTTCCAGATGATGTCTGAATACCAAATCCATGTCCAGCAGCATTCATATTAAAAGTATAAGTAAACCCCCTCAACAAATTAAGTGTTGGATTATTTGCACCATCTATAACG